AGACCTAATTGGTAAGTATCCAAACTTCTAAAAGAGCCGGTATAATCTAATATTAACGAATCATCATCGGTGTGATAATCTAATGATGAAAAATTACCCAATCCTTTGTTTATATACTTATATCTACTTTTTTGATTTAATCTTCTACTTCCACTTATAAATTCATTTTGTAAAAATGAAAGTTCCATAACTGCTGATGTTGTATAACCTCCCATATTGATAACATCTAAGTTAGAACCATATATTATATCAATACTTCTTATTATATTCATCCTATTATTTAATATGTTTTTTTCATCTAATATAAACTCTTGTATCAAATTGTTATCTTCGGCGATTAATTCACTTTTAAATTGAATCAGTTCAGATAACGATTCTAATGAATATAATCCGGGAAGTGCAGATTGGTCGTATTCTGGATATCTATGTTTAACTAGAATATTGGGTTCATTTGGATGTTCTAAATTTAAAGAATCTAAATAATCATACCCAAATTCATTGTTAGAAATGTATGTTTTTGGTATATACTCAGACCCACTCATCAACGAAACAAATTCATATTTATCCGCACAATAAGTTTCATCTATCAATGCGGTTGTATCATACGCTTGTCTTAAAATAAATTTAGTGGATGCATCTTCAATATATGGCACCGTTACCGAATTTAAAGGTACTGTATATCCAAAATATTCTATACCGTTCAATTCGCATTTCTCTTTTAAAATATCAGCAAATCTATATTGCTTTACATTTTCGGGAAGATATGATTGCATATCAGTCCAAATAAAATGCAACTGATTTATATCATTTGATACCATCATTTCAAATAATGGGTCATAATTTAATAAATCGGCTCCACTATTATAAATGGTTGTATTGGTATTGATTTCCAATACTTTAACCGAATCTCCTTGTTGTAGTAGGTCTGTACCTATTATAGTTCCTTTCATATTTGTGTTTTTCCTTAAATATATATATTTAAATTATAGATTTTTGTTCTTTTTTATCCATACCATTACCATATTGTTTATCAACATCCATCCATTTATCTAATGGACATGGGTTTATTACTTGTGAGAATATCTTCTTAGATACCGGACACCCGCATCCATCACATATAGCCGACCACTTCCGTTTCTTAAATAATTGCTTATAGTTATCACATTTTGGGTTGGCATCATCTCCTGTACAAATTTCTAATCTTTTTTTGGCTAAAAAGGATTCTTTCTCAGTTGGGTTCTCAGCTATCCACCATGATTTTATAACATCAGCGAAATCAATCATATTAATGTTTTAACAACTTTAGGGATATCATAGATATCATAAATTTGATTATATTTTCTAATAAATGTTTCATCTAAACTTAACTTGGAATTAAAGTGTTTACTTGAATTACTTTGTTCAAGTTTAAATTCTATTTCTAACTTATTAGAAACCCACTCTTCCAATTCGTTTAATTTTTTAAAATCAAACCATTTGATTCTAGGGTCATTATTATGGTATTGGGATGGTGGAGTAATTAATATGTTAACCATAGCGGATATCTGTGGGTGGATATCTTTAAATTTTTTATTACCCACAATTCTTTTAATTATATTAACCTTATCTTTTATGTTTACTAAATTTTCACTGTTATAAAATAATATATCATTTACTTCTAACTGCGTAAACCTTTCAAAAGTATCATAATCTCCCATTCTATGAGTTTCATCTATAACATGTTTCCATAGAGATAAAAAACGTTCATGTCTATCTCTCCTTACTGATATAACATCATATTGATTACCAAATTTTTTTTCTAAACTTGTCAATCTCTCATGTGCATGTTGAATATTATCTGCAATATATTCATTATCATGTGATACATCTAACTCTATTTTATTCAATCCTATAATTGTATCATAATGTTCAATTTTAATCCCTTTTTTAAGACAAGTTATATAAAATGAAGTCGATGCACTTCTAGGTAAACTTACAAATATAAATTTATTATCAACTAACATTATATTAAGCTACTTTGTTTTTTTATATTTTCAAATCCAACATTTCCTGCAATTACTATCCTATCAATTGTTGAGTTAGGAGAGGTATTTGGACTATGCGGCATATCTGCCTCCATTATAATTAAATCATCTTCCTCAGGTCTAATCCAATACTCTTTTTTATTTTTACCGCTAAAATATAGAACACCATCCTCGCCATTCATTACATCTGGCATTTGAATGTAATAAACATATGTATAATGTGGGGTGAACGATTTAGTTTGCTTGTTTAGTTCAGTATGGATGTGGTATTTTTTACCATTATGAAAATTTTCTTGAACTGGATTATGTGAACGAACTACATTTACCCAAGCATCTGTATTAATTTTATTGTAATTTGTATTTTTGTCTTTATGAATTTCTATACATTTATTAACACCAAGCTGAACTATTTCATCCAATTTTGTTTCTATTTTAAATTCACCAATAAAATTTAAATTTTCATTCCATTCAATTTTATAAGAAAATCCATCGGTTTTAACATAGGGTTGAGAATCAATAACAATATTAGCCTCTTTTAGTAAATCTAATTTATTATTTGTGTGATTTAATTTTGTTTTCCAAATATAAGTATCATTATCAAAGTATATCTTTTCCATTTATATCAAGCTTTTTTTAATTTTTTGATTGTGACCTCTCCATATACATCTATAACTATACATACTAAAAACAGGGAATTCTTTACATCCAATTGTATTCATAATATCATCTCCGGATTGTATATGTAAAACTTTATCATTTTCCAACAATTTAGCCAGTCCATCCGGTAGTTTCATATCGTATAGTTCTTTCCAAAAAGGAGTATCGTTTCTATAGCAGTGATAGTGATATCTAACAAACAACATATTTTGTTTATTAATATCTTCCATATACTCATTATAACTTTCAATGTGATGTTGGTTTTCAAATCTACTATCACCTAATTTATTTATAAATTGTAAAGACATTATAAGGGTCATAACAGAAGTTGCTTCCAATGGTTCTAAAAATCCACCTGATAACCCAATACCTATACAATTCTTAACCCAGCTTTGTTTATAATGACCGGCATCATATTTGAAAGTTTTAGCTATTGTTATTTCTCTACCCAAATACTTCTCTACCTCAGATTTAGCTTCATCGGCACTTATATGCTTGTCAGAAAATGCATAACCATTACCATATCTCCCTCTAGTTGGTATCCTCCACATCCACCCAGCATCCATTGCTATACATTTTGTATTTGCTTGCTGCCTTAATTCAAAAGTAGTATCTATTGGTTCAAAGAATGCTATTGCTGAATTAGTTGTTAATTGGTCTGCGTATGAAATCCATTCTGATTTATATTCATTTCCGATTACCAACCTTGCAAAGCCACTACAATCAAAAACAAAATCCGTAGGTATAATATCACCGGTTTCCAATTTGATATCTTTTATATTATCATCGGAATCCTTATTGAACCCCGTTATAACAGAATCTATCCAATTGATACCTCTTTCTAATGCTATATTTTTAAAATACTCAGCTACTAATCTTGCATTGAAGTGATACCCATAAATCTTATTATTGTTTAATTTTCCAAAATCATGTAGAAATTCACTACTTTTATCAGGCGACCAATTTACAAAATCAATTCCTTTTTTTAATACCGTATCAGTCTTTATAATAAAATCATTTTCATCAATACCCAAATCAGCAATTACACCTGGAAAATTAGGTGTAGAACCTTCACCTGCACCTAATATACCAATTTTAGAACTTTCTATTAAAGTAATATCACCCATTTTCCAAAATCGCTGAGCATACAATGCAGTTAACCAACCCGCCGTTCCTCCACCAACTATTACTACTTTTTTCATAACAAAGTTTTTTTATATCCTTCTATTTTTTCTAAAGATACCCAATTTACCAAAGAATATCTAACTCCTTTTTTAACGGGTATTACTCTATGTAATATATTTGAGAAAAATATATAAAGGTTTCCTAACCCTCTTTCAAATGCGTAAGTGTTTCCGTTGTAGTCTTTCAATTGCAAATACCCACCTTCATATTCATCATTTAACTGAATAACTATTGAACAATACCTATCTTTATATTCATTATTATCGCTATCTGTGTGCCAATTATAATGCTCACCTACTTCATATTTTGTAAATTGATAAGGACCTATACCCGTTACATCAAATCCTTTAATATGTATATTTTCTTTCAATACCATTTTCAATCTTTCATCTATAATATCTATATTATCTATAAATGCAATTGATGATTTTCTAACATTAGTATCAATAGTGTCATTCATTACCTTTGCAGGTTTTAAATCTAATTCTTTTAAATATTTGTTTAAAATAAGGTTACATTCATCTTTCGATAAAAATTCCTTAATCATAACATGTTTATTATCGTTGTTCATTATATTAAATTTTTTAATATTTTGTTTTTAGCAGCAGTGTTATAATTTATTACAAATCGATTTCCTTTAGTTGGATATTCTCCATAGTGATATAAATTACCATTAAATATTAAAACTCTACCTTTCTTAGGGGATACTCTTTTTAATAATTCAAAATCATCAATATTAATAGATTTAAAATTATCTTTAATACTTTCTGCTGAGTTTCCGTTTCTATTAGTAAATAATACAGTATCACCATCGGAATCATTTATGTAGTAAATAATAACAATATGATTACCACCCATATCAATATGCATTAATTTACTGGTATCATATGATACATCTAAAGGAGATGTTTTGTTTATCTTACCTCTTAAGTTTTTTACAAATTCTAATTGTATTTTATCAATACTTAACTTTTCTATTTTATCAATTGTAGTCAATACATCAGAATCAACGGTGTCCCAATATATAACACTACCTGGAAGCGATTCGTTTGAACCACCACCAAATTCCCCAGTGATGTTTTCATGTAACAGCCATTTAATTTCATCACCTAATATATGAGATTCTAATTTATCTTGCTCAACTGAATCTATTATATCATCAAATATATAATATGAATCTATCATTTATTATCTTTTTTAGTTCCATATTTTATCCACTTATACCAAATCCTTTCGTGCATATAATATTGGATAGGCTTGTAAATCAATTCTGCTACCCCAAATGCGGCACCTACTTTAATTGAACCACTTACCCACCACATTATACCAAAGCCGATTAAAGTGGATATAATACGATATGAGATGGTCTTAGCTATATGTCTTTTCCTTTCTACTATCATATTAATCCTTTTATATTTTTATCTTTTGTAAAAGTATTACCATTAAAAATAGTATATTTTAATTCAAATGAATTTTCTTTAAAAAAAATATTATTATTGTAAGGTAGCGTTTTATAATCATCACCTGTCAATGGAATTCTAATACCTGTTATATAATTATGATTACCACTATATTCAAAAAATGCAACTATTGTATTACTTTTACAATTTGGTTTTATATAATCCAAAAATTTAGGTAGATTTGTGTCTAAATGAGTATCATGCAAAACTCCATCAAATTTTTTATCTAATGTAGGTAGTATATCAATCCAATCACCTAATATTATTTCCGTATTTGGTTTATCTTTAGCCCATATTAGAGCAGATTCATAAATATCAGGATGAACTTCTATAATAGTATGAGATGTTACATTTGGATTAGATTGAACACCATCAGCCGATAAGTGCATACCAAAACCCACCTCTAAAATATCTCCTCCGTTTTTAGTTGCTATTTCTGCTAATTTTTGCATTAGGGTTGTTTCACCTCTATGCATAATATATCCATCTCCTTTTAATTGAGATATGCGAATTTCATCGTGTGATAAT